GTTAAAACATAAACTAGGAGAATAATATGGCCTTTAAAGCTGGAACTAGTGACCGCCCTCATTCTACGATAGACGGAATACCATATCTTTATGATTCACCAAAAGCAACATTTGCATATCCGTCATACAGGAATATTTTTAGAAAAATAGCTGTTGATGAAGATGCAGCAGACGGTTCTGATTTATTTTTAAATACTGCCTTGACCCCTTATACCGGCCAGCCACGTATGGTTTATGGTGGCGGTAAAGTATTTTTTGCATGCCCAAGACATAGCAACGCTGGGCAGGAAACAAGCGCTGGCATGTTGTTCGGACTTAACCCAGGCAGAGTTCATCAAAACAACAAAACAAGATATGGCTATTTAAATGATGTGACCCTTAAATCTAATGATAGGTTTTTTGGAGTATTTTATTATAATGGTGAAAGAGATAAAAATAATGGATGGGATGATGGAACCCCTTGGGAAAAAATAGATATATGGTCTGGGGGTGCAGGTGCCCAGGCAAACAAATCTATAGCATATACAGCAGGATGTATAATATCAGGTGCACCTGGTTATGATGACACCGGTAATAATGTTACAAACGCGGGTGGTGTTCGTGTACAAACTGACTCAGAGCAATATAGTGGTAATGGGGTAAGATATCATTTACCGTCTTTTTATGGAAATTATTATTATGGAGATGGTCCAAGTCCAGCAGGTGGTGGTGGTCAAAAGGGCGGCATGTACGATACTAATGCTTCTGGCTATCAGTTTAATTATATGGGCGCTTCTGTATCAGCTGCTAGTGGAAAAATGGTTGTTGGGTTCAACCGCTCTTTGTATAAACCTAATACTGCCATAGGTGAAGATAATAAGGTTTGGTTTTATGATGATATGCAAAGTGTATATAGTCCATTTAATGGCTCAGGCAAGGTTATCAAAATGAAGGATATACCTATTGCTAAATGGTATCATGATAATGCATCAAATTATACTCAATGGGGTGAGTCTCACGATATTGGATGTGGGAGGATTGTGGTAGGAGCACCACGTGAAGACATACTTGATGGTGATGGTAATGTGGTAACAAATTACGAAAATCAAGGTGCAATTTATATATTTGACTATAGAGGTAATTTACTAAGAAGAGTTGCAAATCCAACTCCTAATACTTCTGGTGCAAAGGGCCAATTTGGCCGTAACGTGAAAATTGGTGGTGGAAGAATAGTAGCAAGCGGTTATTCACAGAGTACTCATGTATTTGATCTTGATGGTAATCATATAAAAGACATTTTAACAGAAACTTCTGGGGTATATTTGGGTGGTTATGAATCTTTTGGAGATCAAATAGATGTTGGTTTTGGTTATATTGTAATTGGTGCATACTCTGATTTTATTAACCGTGGTAAAGTTTACTTATATGATCTTGATGGGAATTATTTGGCTTCAATAACCGGTGATGCTACAAACGAACGTTTTGGTTCCGGAGTATGTTTAGGACCAGGTCAACTTTATATTGGAGGACAGGGGCCCTCTTCAGGCCGAGGGTATTGTACAGCTTATGAATTAAATTATGGCCGCGGAATCTTTACCCCATATGATGTACAGGCAATGGAAGATGGAGATAAGTAATGGCTTTTTATATAGATAACGATCCTACTAATAATAATCCACCAGCTGCCAAAAAATTAGTATTAGATGATAGGGATATTATTGTATCTAATCCCAAAGAAAATTATTCACACCTAACAACTGATTATACACAAAAAAAGATAAATGTAACAGTTGGAGGTGGTAACAACCAGCAAATGGTGGCTGGATGTGGTATTATAGTACAAAGTCAACAAAGTTGGACCTATGGCTCGCCCTTCGAAGGTATGGGCCGCGTTATTGTATATAATAAAAAGGGTGAAGAACTTTATAAAATTGATCCTGTTAATGCCACAACCCTTCCGGATGGCACAGATCCTGAGTTTGGGGGTGAAGAATTTACACCAGGTATGAGAGACGGTCTGCGTTTTGGAGAAGCCGTTGCGGTTGGTAATGGTATATTGGCAATAAGAGTTGGTGGAGCCCATGACAGTGATAATAATGGAAATTTAATAACTCTTAACTTTGCCGCTGGTGCAAATCAGGCTGCTTCAGAAAATCAGGGTCATATTGTTTTTTACAGAGCAGCCGATGGTAGATATATTGGCCACGTTGATAGACATAAAAGTATGAACGGTTTAGACAATTCACGTGAAACTGGATGGTCTAAGCAATCAAAACAATTGGCAATTACTGGGGGAACATACCCTGGATTTTCTTTATGTATATCATCAGATCATTATATGGATAGTAACTATTCAACTACCGGTACAGCTAGTTATGGTTCTAATGAAAGGCCTGGTAGAGTATATGCTCATACTAGTGGTCAATACAATTATAATTCAGGATCAATTGGATCGGCTAATAATAAATGGCAGACACATCTACCATCTGCTCTTAATCTTACTAACGCTTATGCAGATGGTCAATACCCAGTTGGATTTTTTGGTATGGTTGATTCTTTAGGAGATTCTGCTCAGTGGTATTCAAACCCACAATTTGGAGAATCTTTGGCAGCAGGATTTGGGAGGGTTGTTATAGGAGCACCCGGTGATGGAACAAATAATTTTTATTATGATGGGCATGGACCTGGTTCAGCATTTTTGTACAGTACATCTTTAAATCCTTTAAGAAAATTGGCCAACCCTGATCGCAATTTAAGTAACAATGATGGCTTTGGACATCATGTAGCCATAGGTTGTGGGCTTGTGGGTGTATTGGCTCCATGGTATAATAACAATCAAGGTGCTGCATATATTTACGGCTTAGAGGGACAATTTCAATTTAAAGTAGAGGGTATGGCTAATATGAATCCTCTAACCATGTCTATAGCAAACAATCAAATTACTATAGCAGGTTCTGGAGGATCCTTAGGAGGTCATTTGAGAATATTTGATCTTGAAGGTAATTTATTAGATTCAATTAGAGGTGGTGCCGGTTGGGGATATCTTTTCGGCAGACCAAGTGGCTGGGGCAAATATATGTCATCAGTTGATGAAACAATTGTTGTTTTGGATCATGGTGATGAAAATTGGGGTGATGACCTAATTTATCAAAACGTTGACAGTGGAGCATTCTATATATACGAAACACCAAAAAGACGCAGTAGTGTCTATGATCAAAGTATTAGAGGCGTATAATGTTTTTTTCTTCAACAAGAACAATGGGAACACATTTTAATGTTGAACATGATTCTCAACAGTCTTTATTAGCCACATATGCTGATTATGGACAGTCATGGCCACAGGACGGAACCCAAGATAATTATTCTAGTATAAGCGCCCCTCTCTGGTTACAAGATCCAGTTGATAGGACTCAGGGTGGTACATATACGGTGTTTAACTACAAGGCGCAAGAAAACCCTGATTATAATCAGTATAAGAGATCCAAGAGTATTCAAATAGGTAATGGCCTTTTAATAGCAAATTCTCCGTATACGGGTGCTGCAGGTAATATAGATGGAAGGCTTGATATTTTTGGCCTTAATGGTCAGTTTAGAAGAACACTGTTGCCATATGACGCGTCAAGTAGTTTTACCAATGCTAAGAGAGGGTCGTGGGCTATTGGGCAGGGTTTAATCGTTGGTGGTAATCAGGATGATGTGTCAGAACGAGGTCGTTGTGACCTTTATAATCTTAATGGGGAAAAACTAGGTCAGGTCCAAGTAGGATGGGAGTTCTATGATCATTTTGGATGGTCAGTTGCTATTAATGAAAATAGAATTGTAATGGGCGCACCTGGTGCTCACGATCCAAATCCATCATTTGGTGGCAAAGCTCACGGTAGAGGTTCTATAATGATCTTTGAATATGGTGGAGGTGGTAGATCTGCTAACCTTGGCAGGGCACAAGATGTATATATGTTGGCGCATATTTATAATTATGATGATGGATATACACCCACAAGTTCTACTGAAGGTTGTTATGCTATGATGGGCCACGACGTTGCAATTGGTTGTGGCCGTATTGTAGCAGGTGCACCTGGATATCGCACTGCAGCCGGCAATGGATATCAAACTGGAGCCATTTATATTTTTGATCTTAATGGGGTGAAAATTACTAAAATTATTGGTGGTACTTCAGCAAATAAAACTGAAGCGCAAGCTAATGGTGGTGGTGTGGCTAATAACAATGTTTATACTACATCTCAGGTTTTTGGCAATACATTTGGAATGTGTGTAGACATTGGTCATAATATGATTGTGGTTGGTGACCCAAATGCATTCAACCAAAAAGGTGCTGTATATGTATATGATCTTAATGGCAATTATATAGGTTATAGAAAAGGGGCTGCGGCAGGAGATCATCTAGGAATGTCGGTTGCCATTGGTGATGGACGTATTGTTGCTGGAGCTCCACAAACCTTATTTCCTGACACTGTTTCTACTAATAATGGAGCTGGATATGTTGAAGTACTTAGACTTCCCACTATTTACCAAACTGACAGTGACGCCAATGGATCTCTTGTTTTAGAAACAACTCTTTATCCCTGGACATATGCACCTAATGGTGGTGGATATGGTCAATGTGTTGCTATCGGCGAAGGTAAAATAGCAGTATCAGACCCATCACGTATAAAGAATGTTCCGGGTGTATCACCATCACCGTACCATGGAGCTGTGTATTTATATGATACCTATAAAATAAATTCACACGAAAAATTTGCTTTTAATTTAGGTATGGATACAGATATGGGCAAATATAATGAAAACAGACTTGATGATTCTGCATCTTATACAAATAGATCCGGCAGTTTTACATTAAGGGGTATGCTTCCAGGTGTTAGAGCTTCAGAGCTTGTTGAACCGGGAGGTTCTATTTTTATTGATAGTAATTCATTTGTTTATTCTGATGATAGTACTCAACCGGGATTACTAATAGATACTGATAATATTACTATAACAAATGCTGGTATTATAATGGGCCGTGGTGGTAATGGAGGTTCGGAATGGTTGGGAGATTCTAATGGTAGGGATGGTAGTCCCGCGATTAAAATCCAACCGTGGGTTTCAGGCACAACTATTATCAACAGGCCCGGCGCCGTTATTGCAGGCGGTGGTGGCGGAGGTAGTGGTAAAGCTGGTGGTGGTGGTGCTGGAGGCGGCCACGGCGGTGTATATAGTATAATGATGGATGCATTGGATTCCAATGCAGATGGTGTTGTTCCTATGACCGTTTCAGGAGATAATTACACTCAAAGTATTGCGGGTGAATCACTACGAGGCATTGATACCTCAGGTGTAAGTCTAAGTGGCCTTCCATATGCGAGAGGGTTTGATGGATGGGCAGTAAAACAAGGCAACCCAACTAATCCATCTTCTCCTAGAGCTCTAGGTGGAGAAGGTGGCGGTGCAGGTGGTTATAGATATGCAAGCGGTGGTACTAGTATATTAGACGCTACTCAAAACATTTGGGGAAGTGGTGGATGGGGTGGCCGTGACGTCTCAAATATATCTAATACTACTAGTGTTTGTAATTCTGGTACTTATGGTCATGGTGGTGGTATAGGAAGTGCTACTGGTACTGGCGGAAATGGATGTGGTAGTTTAGGATACTGGAATGGCGGCGGCGGTGGATACGGACAAGCTGGCGCAGCAAGTAATAGCTGGGCTTCAGGCAGTTATACATCATCAGGCGGTGCTAGTATTGAAGGTACCTCTTTCTTAATTGACAGTGGTACTATGTATGGCGTTCACACAGACACAACAGATATATCTTATTAATTAACTCTTTAAGTTTCTTTTTCTTATAAATAAGAACAACGGAGCAGGGGCACGTGGTGTGTCCGACAAAGAAACTGGAGAGTTTTATGGCCCAATACGAAGAATTTACTATCGATAAAGGTAGCGATATCTCTATCGAACTACATCTTGAAGATGCAAATGGCAATACTAAAAACCTGGCTAATCATTCGATTACAGGTACTATGAAAAAATCATATGCAGCAACTACTTCTATTGAATTTACTACAATAGTTGCATCACCATCTACTGACGGAATTGCTACTCTCTCCCTTACAAATGCTCAGACCGCCCTGTTGGATACAGGCAGATATGTTTATGACATTAACATATCTTTTTATGACAGTGATAACAACGAGATTATTGAACGCGTTATGGAGGGAAGAATTCAGGTTACACCCAATGTTACAGAACCACGATCTGAATAAAGCAATTTCGGAGACTTAAATGCCAATTCAAACATCTCAGCCTAAAAGTACTTATGTAAGAAAAGTAATAGTAGGTACACCTATACGTAGGGTAACGTCTGGTGCATTTTCCATATTTAATATTACAGGTGTTAATCTTACTAATTTATCAGATAATGATCTTTTACAATTTGATTCTGATACACAGACTTTTATTAATAGACAAGAGTTAAACGTATTAAAAATTGATGAGATTACTATTGATAGTGATACTATATCTCTTGCTAATGATCATCTTAATATTGAAGGTAATGTTGATGTTACTGGCAATATTACTCTTACTGGTATAGGCAATGCTAATATTTTCAGACAAGACATTCTTGGCGCATTTAATGATTCAGACCTTACCACAAAACACTATGTAGATGGTGAAGTTGATAAAGTTAAACATGCTATCTTTGTAACTGATGATAATTTTACTGATTCTATTTCTCTTTATGATGCAGAGACATTTAGAATTATTGGTGGTAATTCTATTAGTACCTCTGCCACTAAAATTGGATCAGAATACAGACTTGTATTAGACGTTGATTCAACTGGTGTAACTCCTGGAGAATATGGTTCAGGAGCACAAGTTCCAGTTTTAACCGTAAATGATCAAGGGCAAGTGACCGCCATCAATACAGTTGCTGTTGCTGGTGTTACAAATCTAGAATATGATTCTTCTGACAATAGTGGTGAAATTACCATATCAACGGCTGACGGTCAAACATTTACTACAGCCGTAACACTTAGTCCGTTCTCTACAAGTGATTTAAAAGAAAGTGATAACCTTTATTATACAAGAGCAAGATTTGATTCTGCATTAGGAGACGCAACCTCTACATCTACAATTAGAGGTATGATTAGTACTTCGGGTGACCTACAATATGATGCTAATACTGGAGTCATTTCAGTTGACATCCAACAGGTTTACACTAGTGAAGACTTTGACTCAGATCTAGATCAAGCAATTGAAAATAGTGTAAACATACATTGGTATCCTGATTCTAACTATTTTGATTTAAACGTTACAGGTGTTGATTCTGGTACATTTGGTTCAGCAACCGAGATTCCAACATTTACTGTTGATAGATATGGTCGTCTATATGACATTACGACTACAACTGTTGCTGGTGTTGACTCAACTAGCTGGTTATCAAATTTAAATACATTTAGAATTAATACTGCAGATGGTGGAACTTATGATCAGGTAATTGATTCATTCGGCCAAGACATTAGATTTCAAAATGATGTAAAGATTACTTTAGGATCAACAGATGGTATAGACGTTGATCTTTATCATGATGGCAGTAATTTCTTTGTAAAAAATAATGCATCGGGCAAAGTGGAAGTATGGTCTGATCAACAATACTTTAAGACCGGTGATGGTAATACTTTATTTGATGCCGAACGTCTTGGTGAAGGCGTAAGACTATTCTATGACAATTTGGTTAAATTCCAAACTACCGATAGTGGTGTAAATGTATTAGGCAATATATTACCAGACCTTGATTCAACTTATGATCTTGGTTCACTTAATCGTAGATGGAAAGATCTATATCTTTCTGGTCAGTCAATATATCTCGGCTCACTTGTATTATCAGATAGTGATGGTGCCCTTGCTGTTAAAAATGCCAATGGTCAAACAGTAGATCTTGTAGCCAAGCATGCTAGATTTGATTCAGCCTATATTTCACAATTGACGGTAGATAGTCTAAATGTTTCTCAATTACATATTGACTCTTCATTTATCAATAACTTCAACATTGTTAATATGGAAGCCAATACTGCCGAGATACAACAATTAGCAGTAGATTCAATTTCAGCTCAAACACTAAATGTTGTAACTGGTGATATTGATCAGTTTACTACAGACTCGGCTTATGCAATTCAACTTAACGTTGTAACTGGTGATATTGATACTCTTACATCTGCCAATGCAATTCTTGATTCAGTATATGCGGGACAACTTAATGTAGCAACTGGTGATATAGATGCATTAACATCTGCTAATGCTACAATTGATTCAGGTACTATTACTAATCTTAATGCAGTAGATGCTTTAATTGATTCAGCACGTATAACAAATTTAAATGTTATTACCGGTGATATTGATACGGCCACATTTGGTCAAGTATCAATTGATTCCGCATATATTTCTCAATTTAATGCTGATAGTGGTGTAATTACTAATCTTAAATCTACTTCAGCAATTGTTAATGATAATCTCTTAATTAAAGAAAATGGTTTTATTGAATTTGAACCCACTGATTACCTATCAGCACCATCATATCAAGAAGGTAGATTGTGGTATAATCAAGATGCTAAGACTCTTTACCTACAAGGTGCAAGCGACAGCCTAGATATCCTTTTAGGTGAAAGAGAATGGATTAGAGCCAGAAACAATTCTGGTACAACAATTGAAAAAGGTAAGCCTGTTTATATTACCGGAGTTCATATTCCGGGGCATCCAATACATGGACGTCATCCTCACATAGCATTAGCAGATGCTTCTGATGTAAATAAAAAAGATGTTATAGGTCTTGCCGGTGAGACTATTGCTGATGGCTCACATGGGTATGTGGTTGTTCGTGGTGTGCTTAATGGAATAGACACATCTAATCTTACAGAAGGTGAAAGAGTACATTTAGGATTTAATACACCAGGTGCTCTTACTTCAACTGCTCCTGAATATCCAAATTATCCTATGGATGTTGGTACTTGTCTAACTGCAGATTCTGCTGGTGCTGGTGGTTCTTTATATGTTACATTGTATGATCATACCTTTGAAAGGTTCCGTGTAACTGGTGCTACCCGTATTGATGGTAATGTTACTATTGCGGGTAACCTACAGGTTCTTGGTACACAAACCACTTCATCTTCAGCAGCACTAAATGTTTCTGACACATTCATTTATCTTGGGGGTGGTGATACTATTGGCGAAGCTGGTACTAACTTCCAGGGTTTAGGCTCAGGTGGTACGGGTCTTGATGATGCGACAATATCGGGACACTTTACCGGTGAAGCAACTACTACTTATTGGGTTAGAATTAAAACTGCAGGTGCTCAAGATGTAATTGAGTGGGCCAAAGATTCAGACTTTAGTTCTATAGAATATTTTGATTCAGCTGGCACTGGATTGACTGAATGGAATTTGTCTACCGATGGTTTAGCTGCTATGCTGGCTGGACAAGACAATCAGGTAATTACATTTGGTGCGTCTACAGGTCACACCCAAGGTGATAGATGGAAAGGTACAGCTTCTCCAATTAACGTACAAATTGGTATTGCTGGTAACTATAATAACCCAGCTGATTCATATGCACATTCTGGTTTGTTTAGAGATGTATCTGATCAACGTTGGAAATTCTTTACGGGGTATCAACCGGAACCTGAAGGCAATATTAACACAAGCGATCCAACATTTGCACTGGCTCCTGTTCAATTTAGTATGGGTTATGGTAATCTAACCGGTAATGTTACGGGTCAGGTATCCACTCTCCAAAACCATACTACTGATGCTCTTAATGAAGGTTCAACAAATCTTTATTATACTGATACAAGAGCAGACAGTGACGCTAAACATGCTATTTCTGTTACGGATACTGGAGGAGATGGATCTTTAAGTTATGCTCCTACAACTGGTATTATTACATATACAGGCCCTTCCGCGGCTGAGACACAAGCTCATTTTACAGGCGGGACTGGTATTAATTATAATGCAGGTGAAATAAAAATTGACTCTGCAGAACTAGAAAGTTACTATAAACAAGACATAAGAGGTTACTTTACTGCCAGTGGAGATCTAACATATAATAATCAAACCGGTGAATTTAGTTTTGACGTAGAACAAGTTTACACAGCAGATAATTTTGATTCGGATTTTGGAATAGCCATTCAAACAATTGATGGTCATTTAGTTCCTGCAATCAATGAGACATACGATCTAGGGGATTCAAACTACCGTTGGAAAGATTTATATCTATCTGGAAACACAATTAATCTTGGTGGCACTCTTATATCTGTTGACTCAAATGATGGCGGAGTAAGATTCCATAATCCTGCATTCGACAGAGTGCCTATGAGAGGTCTAGAAATTGATCTAGGTGGTACTGGCCCAAAAATTACTCTTAAGAAACACAGTACGAATGGTTTACTACAAGTAGTTGATTCTGATAATACTCAACTGAAATACGACCTATCACAACAAACTACAGATAGTTTAGGTGAAGGTTCCTTAAATCTTTATTATACAGCAACTAGGGTTGATAGTGATATTGACGCAAGATTGGTTGGTGGTACTGGAATTACGGTAGCATCAGGTGATATTTCTATTACCAATACCACAGTCACTGCAGGTACATATGGTTCTGCATCTCAAGTGCCAGTCTTTACGGTTAATGCCCAGGGTCAATTAGATTCTGCGGGATCAGTTAGTGTTGCAGGAGTATCATCCACATCATTCGATTCTGCTACAGGTGAATTTATTATTAATACAGCCGATGGTGGCAGTTTTGCAACACTCATACTTGATTCTGACTTTACATCACAACGTGCAAGAGATGTAATGGTAGCAGGATCTAACATTGTATATGATTCTGCATCAGGTCTAATATCACTTAATACAAATCCATCAGTTGCGGATATTACTGCTTCAGGTAGAGTTACAATAAATGATGATAGTAATGGTTCATTTATAGTTGATAACAACACCATTCTAAGAACCTATGGTGGCAGAGATTCTGATAATGCTAATACAAACATTCCAGCATTAGTAGGCCTAGTTGATAGCTATGGTGATGATATTATTAACATTTATGTAAGATCTGGCTTTAAGACATCAGCACATCGTTATTATGGTTCAGGCTCTGCGAAAGGTTATTACATTGCCTTTGATTCAGATGATTTATATACAGCAAGAGAAATTCAAGCTCCTCATTTAGATCTTCAACCTGGTACTACATATAGATTCCATCAAAACGATTCTTCAATGTCTACACATGACATAAGATTCTATTTTGATAATGAAAGAAATGGTTCTATTACCGACTCTGCAGCAAAAGTAATCTATAGTGGAACAGCCGGGGATATTAATGTTGGCAATACTTGGTCTCAAATCAGAGTTCATGATTATGGACCTAGAACAATTGCATATCAATGTTTAAACCATCCCTATATGGGCAATGCAGCTAATACAAATACAACCGGTGGAGGTAGAATTTGGTCTACGGCAGATGGTGTAAAAATAGAGGGACTTATTTACGGTACCCTTGATGGTGGTACATATTAACTATATAAATAATGACAAGTGGGATTTTTATCCAATTAACTTACCTTTTTAGGAATTAGATATGGCAGCAAATATTAAGCTAAAGAGATCGGCTGTTGTAGGCAAGCAGCCTCAAGCAGGAGACCTAGACTATGGTGAGCTAGCTCTTAACTATAGTGATGGTATTCTCTATTATAAAAATTCAGCAAATGTAATTAATAGTATTTCTGGTGGTGGTGCTATTACTGATAGTGATGCGCCGACTCAGTCTTTACAAGATGGATCACTTTGGTGGGATGCCACAAATGGTAAATTAAAAATTTATTATATTGATGAAGATGCTCAAACAACACCACAAACAATATCTCTTACTTCTACAGCTTCTACTAACCATGACTATGAAATATCAGGTTCCGATAGAATCACAACACATAGTAGTGCTTTAGATCCCAACATATATCTTATTCAGGGTGACACATTACAAATCACCCAGAACTCAGGTGCCACGCATCCCATGTATTGGGTTACACAACTTAGTATTACAGACTCTTATGATGCCCAGTATAATATATCAGGTGTAACAAACCAAGGTGCTTATGGCGGAGTCGTAATTTCACATCAATTTAATACAGTTGGTACTTTTTATTACATTTGTTCATCACACCCTATGATGGTCGGCACTATTACTGTCGTGGCAGCAGAAGCTGCAGGAGCACAATGGGTTGATGCAGCGCCTGGTTCCATTGGTTATACAGGTTCTGCCGGTGCAATTTTTCAAGGGGAAACAGCTCCTGCTAATCCAACAGACGGTCAGATCTGGTACAATTCACAGACAGGTAAATCATACATTTATTACACAAATCCTGCCACTTCTCAATCTCAATGGGTATTACAAGCAGATCCTACTGTAACCGATGGCGATACTGGATATTCTGGATCAAGAGGTTATACAGGATCACAGGGTGCTTTAGCACCAAGATTTATCTCTATTTCTTCACCCACCGCAAATAATAATAGAACTCTTATGTATGTTCATACAGCGATTACAGTAACAGCCGCACGAGCCGCTATTGTGAATGGTACAAACGTGACTTATAATCTTTATTTTAACAGTAGTCGCAGTGGCACTGGCACACAAATCTGTGGAGAAACTACAACAAGCACTACCACAGGATCAACACCAACGATTGCAAATGCATCAGTACCTGCAGGTAGCTGGATCTGGGTTGAGATAACTGGTGTAACTGGATCGGTAGATGAATTTAATTTAAGTATAGACTTTACAGGGTAATTGATATGGCAGCTTTAACATTTCCATCTAATCCAACTCACTTAGACCTCTATACTGATCCTAACCAAGCCAAATGGCAGTGGGATAGTGATAATACTGTTTGGAATGTAATAACATCAACAACCAGAAAAAACTTTAGTGGAGTAAAAAGAAATATTATTAATACTGATTTTTCTGTTACTAACTCCTATCTTCCAATAGAATTTGAAGTTTCCCAATATGAGGTTGATAATTATTTTATAAACAGTGATACTACCGCAACAGCACCATCAACCGGATATTATAGAATTATATCAAATATATTTGCAGGTACAGAAGGTTCTGGTGCATCCTATACGGTAGAACTAAGAAAAAACAATGTTGAATTGTATATGATTCAGTTTGGTCCTAATCAATCTGTAACAATTGATGAAACACTTAGTCTGGTTGCCGGTGATTATATTAATCTTTATGTAAAAGAAAATGTTGGCGTAGGTACATTGCTTGCTGCAAGTACATTTACTATGTATAGATTGGGTTATTCTCCGGGCACTGGTATAAGTAATCACAATGCGTTTAGTGGTGTTAAAACTATAATTACTCAACCGTTTAATACAACCTCGACATTAACTCCAATATCTTGGGGTACGACTGATTTTAATGCCAATGCTAACGTTCTTGGTGACCTTTATTGGTATTCGGCGGTGCAAGAAAGAATTACGGCAAGAACAACAGGATATTATAGTTGTAAGGTTTTTGCACAATCTGGAACAGCAGGTTCTGGAAACTCTTATACAGTTACCTTAAAGAAAAATAGAAATCTCCCCAGTGAAACTGATTTATTTACAATATCTATTAGTCCAAATGATTTTGTACAATTGGATGAAACTCTTTATTTGCTTGAGGATGATTTTTTAGAATTAATGGTATCTAATAGTGATAACACAGGTAGTTTTACTACCGATACATATTTAGAAATCGTCAGAGAAGGAGTATAGTAAATGGCGTTTGTTAAATCAACTAGTACACTATCTGCTGATGCCGTTACAGTACCAAACCTATCAGGCGGTGATAATGGTAAGATAGTAAGAATGACCGGATCTAACACAACAGTTAATGCATTAAATACAGATACTGTAACACAACTTATGGCCGTATTGTGTAAAATGGGTGATGAATATTATGCAGCAGGTGTTGTTTCTGGATTTACAGGACTCACACCCGGCGCGCCATACTTTTTGGATGCAACTGGTGGTATTATATCATCACCGCCCACACCAAGTGCAAGTACAAGAGCCTTGTATATTGGTTTTGCTACTAACTCAACAGATATCGTCTTTAGACCAGGAATTCCAGTTTCAGGAACTTAATATATGACTATTGCCAATCTAACACAGCATTATACTTTAGTAGACTCAGATTTTTTGGGTTTACCAGTTATGCATCATATATCTAATGATGGATATTGGTATACCTATCATCCATCTGATCTTACTAATAATGCTACACTTACAGGTAATGCTATATCACCCTACCAATGGGATTCTGCACTAGATATTGCAACAGCTTCTGCACTATCAGGTGAACCTGAAAAAATGGCATTAGATGGTACCATTGCATTTATTGATGAAACACATAATGGATCATCATTAAGATATCATGGAGGCTGTATTCAAAATATCGGAACAGGCGTTAATGATATTACCAATATTAATGAACAAGACGCGTTTTTCTTTGGACATATTGGTACATGGGGTGATGATGGTACCCAAAATGGTGGTTTGTTAGAAGATGATGCTTTTTATTGGGATAGGGCTTATCATACATCTGCAGGAGCAGATTGGGAATTTTATCAATACCACAAACACCTTCCTTCCAACTACGCTCAGTTTGATGACGGCAGATTAGTTTGGGATGCTGATGGATATATTAGACCTGCTGATAAACAGTATGGTTATCTAATTACTATCCGAGCTACATCAGGCGGTTCTTCTTATAATGTTCCACTTGCACGTATCCACACGCCATCAGTAGGTGGTGCACATAACTCACACAATGATGTTACTTTGCCATCAACCGCTGGTATTAACTATCTTGCCGGTGGTATTTTAAAAGGATCATCAAATAGATTCCATGCTTTTTATATGGATTCCTCATCAACAGATGGTGAATGGAATGTGTATTCAAGAACCTATACATCATCTTCAGGTTCGTTTACTCCTCAGGTTAATTATGGATCATTTGATCTAGCAACTCCTACATTTGTGCCATATCCTGGTGGTAATGCTCAAGCTGAAGGTATTATGAGTCAATATCCAATGAGGGTATCAGCAGGTCATACATTTGGTTCTTATGTATACTGGCCGACAATTATGAAGGCAGAAGTTATTGACTTTGGCGATCTAGTTGTTACTGCAAATGGTGGTAACCTTTATCAATTAAATGGTACGGACAGACAAGCCCCAGGTACACTTGATGGTGTGGCTAACCATCCGACTGTAAGATTAAAAGTTGGAGATACCGCAAGATGGGCATTTGCAAATTCTGGTGATGCATCTACACATCCACTTTATATTAAGACAAACAATCAAACGAACACGACTGGTCAGGCTGCGGGTGCTTCAGGGCATGGTACACAGTATATTACCTTTACACCACAAACAGCAGGTACATATTATTATGTCTGTGTTGTACATAGTGGTATGTATGGTACTATTATTGTTGAAGATATAGATGATACTTATGATACTCAGATTTGGCGCGTAACGGATGCTAATACTATTTCACCTGGTACTTTAACACGTATCAATATGCCATGGAATTTTAGAAGTACACCGGAACGTCCTGATGTCTTAATAACAAGTGTTGGTACAAAGTTATATGTAGCTGGTACTGGATCTTTAAGAGGTGGTGCCGATCTCTACAGCGCCGAAACTTTGATTGATTCTACTGGATCACTATATGATGAAGGACAAATTGTCACTAATACTGTTGCTAATGATTTAAGAATTCATGGCTTTAAATACAATGCTACCAACACTAAGTTCTACACACTATTAAGTGGTACTCAAGGTACTGGTACATATTCTGGAAAGGGTCTTTATAGTTTTGATCTTGCTGGTGGGTCGTTTGCAGGTTATGATCATTTAGATTATGATGTAGCTACAGGAAGTTTTATTACTAAAGGGCCTAATACATCTGGGCATATTCAATATACTCACTCAAATGCAGAATTTGTAAAAAAGACAACTTCCGAACCTGAGGGTATTACACAAGGCACTTCTATTCTACAATACGATGTTGCTTCCCCGATATTCTTTAATAAAAAAGAAATTAATACAGGCGCAGAGGAATATTATTATCAAGGTATCTATCTTTCTGATGGTCGCAAATGTCTAGTGGGGCGTGTTGAAGATAATGTGCAAAATACTGGCCTTGGCGGTGATCTATTATTAACTATTATTGATAACGAAAACAACTCAATTAGCTATACATACACAGCTGAAGGTGATGATTATATTACAGGTGTTATCGAAGATGTGCAAAATAACTCCTTAATATTATCTGGATACGCAAAGGGCGAATTGACTAGTAAAGGTTCACAATTGGTTCATGGATGGGGCAGAAACCTTAAAGAAACCGCTGATTCGGCTGATATGTCATTTACAAGTTTGTTTAAAACTAATGATAATGGATTTAAACTTGTAGGCAATGATGTAAGAATTAAATCACCGTTTTTGGCTACTTATGATGAGAATTATAACTATACTGGTGCAAAATATTTTTCATTGGGGTTTGACTCTGATGAAATACATACTGTAACCCCACTCGCAAATCATAAAGATTATATTGTATCAGGATGGACAAAGAATGGCACGTTGTATAAAAATGGTTATCTTGCAAGACTTGATTCAGCAGATAATGTAATCTGGTCAAAGCGGTTTGGAGTAAGCAATAACTACAGTGAAATTACAAGCCATGCAGTAATAAATAATAATGGAATTGATAACATTGTAACATTTTTAACAAATGAAACTAATGATGACTCCTCTAGGGGAGCTGGTATTTTATCAGTTATTAATGCTGCTAATGGCGATATTGCGACTTCTAAACTTATGCAGTTTTCAAACGCCGATTTTCATATTAATAGAATAAGACCAGGTAGACCAAATACAGGTGAGTTTTTATTTGCAGGATCTGATAAAACTGGTAATTATAGAGCACCTAGTTGGGGTATTGGTAATGTTAATTCTAGTACTTTAGTTGATTATGTAAGACATCATTCTTGGGCAAGTACATCTGTTGCAGATGCTCAGATCCGTTCAATTGAAGCTGGTTATAATGATATCAGATTAACCAGATATGATTCTGATAATGCTCAATGGCGGATTGTTGTTGCTGGTAAAAGAGAAGATATATCATTAGCAGACTCAGCACAAACTCCTGTAAACTATACTTCATATGGCCACAGATCTTTTGCGATTGCTGGTAGATATGATTTAAGAGATTCTGCAAATGGATGGGTGTCGGATATTGTATGGGAAAAACAATATCAAAGTTTAAGAAATGAAGCTTATGTTGAAGAAATTAATACTCTTCTATCAGAAGATTCCAATCAAAGAGAATGGTACTTAAATGAGCCTGATCATAATAACAATATGGGCAACAACCGTGTTATTATGTTAGCCACTGGTCTTAATCTTGATAGTGACGCATCTAATAGTTTTGGTATGCTTTGGAGAAATGATACACTTGTTGCGGGTATAAATGATTCAGATGGCTCATTGTATTTTGCAAATACTCTTGGGCATATGGGCGAGGACTTTATTAATAAAGATATGGTTTGGGATCGTCTCGGTAAAAACTTTGTATTTGGTGGAAGTTCAACTTCGCACTCCTATGGCAGAGATGCTGTAATGTTTAGACAATGGAAAACTGGATTTGGAACAGGTGTATATCATACATCATATTCAACTTCAAATGCTTATTATTATGATTCTAATCCCATTACTGCAATAAATGATACAGTTTTACAAAACAATACCACTGAAATATTGGACCCAACAATGTTTACAGTAAACATTGATACAAACAATATTTCAACAAGTGTATTGGATAAAACTTATTATAGCACGGAATATAATGGTTCATATGGTGCAAATGGTTTGTTTACTGGATTTCTTGGCATTGTAGAGTTGTCTGGTTTACAAGAATTTTTAAACACACCAAGATATCAAGAAGAAAGAAATAAAGGATATAATATCCACGCTGCAAATGAACTCTTTGAAATATACCAGATGTCGACGGTTGGAGATGCGACCGCGGACGATGGTAATATATTTGCTTACGATGTTATTAAATCTTCTGATAATGAATATTATTATACAGGCGGCCAAATATCTGGTAATATGGCAAAGACTAATACTGGTCTTTCCGGTGTTTATGATTATTGGTTAGGTCAATTTAATATCGCAACAAAGGAATTTCGATTCTGGCAGAACGGATCTGCGGACGATGAAGAAATATATGCAATTACAGAATTAAGGGGTTCTACTCCTTCAAACTTAGTTGAAGATCCACCTGTTACAAATAATGGGTCTGTAAACGGTGTTGTTAGCTGGACTCCCGATACTGCGGGAACATATTACTATCAATGTGGCAATCATGCTAATATGAATGGTATTATCACTGTTACTGATCAATCAAGTGGCACAGGAACCTATAACCTTAATGTTACATCAACATTTACCGGAGGAGCGTTGTATTGGGCAATTTCTGGAACTGATAGAGCTACTACTCATAGCAGTGCTCTTAATCCAACCATTACAATGGATACCGGTGATACAGTTAATTTTAGTGTAAGTACAACTAGCAATAATCACCCATTCTATATTCAGGTGTCACCCGGTATTTCACCAAAGGCAGGAAATATTGCAGTTGTAGGTAGATCAACTGGTGATCTCGCGGGGCCAGGCACAACTATTGGTGGATATGATATTTTCTTAGGTATATTCAATCCTACTACATGGAGCGGAGAATATTATGTAAACGGTTCAGGGTTTAATGATAAAGCAATGAACGTACATGATATTGACGACACCATAGAGAATACACTAGCTATTGTATATACAACTTTTGGTAGTGTAAATGGTTCAGCAACATTTGGTTCTGAAGATATTGGGGTTATTACGTTTAACTATGCAACTGATACTTGGAGTCAAGGATATAATACTGGATCAGAAACCTCAGAAGAAATTGAACAAAATGGTAAGCCAAGTTCAAGATTACCAGACGGAAGAATCGGAGTTGTCTGCAATAGCGCCGGAGCCTTTGCTGATGATGCCAACACCTTTGGTCTAAAGGATATCGGATTAGGTATCTTTGATTTTGATAGTGACGGTTCTGGCAACTTTAATGGTTGGTCTAAATATCAAGTAGGATCCGGATCTTCTGATTTCTCATATAGCATAGATAACAATGGATCTACATTCTTAGTAACAGGATATTCGGAAGCAACATGGGATAAAGAAGTACATGGTGTGTTTGTTGAATTCGACCCCGAAAGAGGGTTCTTAGCGAAGTCCGCAGGGAGTTAATAAATGGCAGCGTTAAATTTTCCAATCAACCCATCACATGGTGATACATATAGTACTAATAGCATATCATATTTTTATGATAGTGATACTACATCTTGGGTTGCATCTACATTTATTGGCTATACTGGATCTCAAGGTTTTACGGGATCTAAGGGGTCGGGTTATACTGGATCTCAAGGTAACCTAGGATTTGTTGGTTCGGTAGGTTTTACAGGATCTATTGGTTTTACAGGTTCTAGAGGTTATGGTGGATCTGCAGCTGCTCAGGGCTTAAAATACGAAGCTGATCCAAGTTCAACAACTGTTAACCAAGCCGCTAGTGGTTCTATTCGTTGGAACAATGCTACACTTACATCTGCCTCTCAGATTGGTATTCACAGAACAAGTTCAGATGGTCATGATAATATTAACTATTTAAATACCTTTGACGATTATGGGGGTACTACTGATCGTGGTTATCTAATGATAAGATCTGCAGATGCTAACTCATCTGACTTTTTACTTTATAGAGTTACTGGAAATAGTACTTTCTCTAATAGTGTAATGTTGTTTGATGTTACATACCTTGGAGGTACAGCTGTATTCTCAGCAAATGAAGACACTATTTTATCTTATACCCATAGAGGTAATTCAGGCTTTGTGGGCTCACAAGGTGATCAAGGGTTTACAGGTTCACAAGGTCTCAGAGGATATTCTGGATCGTTAGGTTATTCTGGATCAGTTGGTGATAAAGGAGATATTGGATATACTGGATCACAAGGTAACCAAGGTGTGCCAGGTATTAGTGGTTCTGGAGGAGGTATATTCGGGCTTGTCGGTGAAAGGTCAGCAACTCCTGCTTCTGGAGATCAATTCTCATTTGGTAACGGTGCTACTGGTAATATCTATGGTGTAAAAATACCAGAAGATATGGTTCTTGAAGCTATCACAGTTACAACCCAAAATGCTGTAACAACTCCTATGAACATTTCTGTAAGAAGAGGTGGTGCTGCTATTGCACAGGCCCAAGTTGGCTTTGGTAATAATGATGTAAGAATATCAAATTTAAACGTATCAATAAACGCAGATGATGAAATTTCTATACGATGCGAAACATCTTCTACTGGTTCGGGTGCAGTAATTGCAACTGCTTGGTTTACCACAAATGGAGCTAAAGGTTATACAGGATCTCAGGGTATTCAGGGTCCTCAGGGTCCTTTAGGTGATACAGGTTATACTGGATCTCAGGGTGTTATTGGTTATACTGGATCTCAGGGAGATATTGGTTATACAGGATCTAAGGGCGATCAAGGTATTCAGGGACCTATCGGCTATACTGGTTCTCAAGGTATACAAGGTCTTCGGGGATATACAGGATCTCAAGGTATACAAGGTGTAAGAGGCTACACAGGTTCTCAAGGTGTTATTGGTTATACAGGATCAAGAGGCTCAGACGGTACATCGATTGCAATTCAAGGGTCTGTTGCTACAACAGGTAATCTACCAAGTTCTGGCAACACAGCAGGTGATGCTTACATTGTTACAGCTAATGGTAATCTATATGTTTGGGATGGTTCTGCATGGATCGAC